CAAAACCCATTCTGTTACGCCTAATTTTGTTAATGCTGTTGCTATATCTGTCATTTGTTTATCCTAAAAATTTTATAAACATATTATTGTATTGGGGTTGGGAATGTGTAGGTTTTACATAGTTGTTTCTCCATGCAAAAGACAAAGTATCATTTACTGAACAACTAACAATAGAGTGAACTACGTTACTCAAATATTCAAAGTTTACTACATCTTTCTTCCAACTATGAACAACCGTTGAGTTATTATGAAGTAAATAAACACCCACCCAACTATTACTATTAACGTAATTAACGTTCATATAACATTCATAATTTCCAGCTACAGGACAAGTGAAGTAGCCAGTTGAATTATTAAAATGATTACCATCATTCGAATGAATAGTATTGAACAAAAGATTAGTATTGTAAGTACTGGTTACTGTTCCATTAGAAGAACTAACATTATCTGCTGAAAATACAATTTGGTTAGGCAGTTTCATACGTCCACTGCTATCTATAGTTAACCCAGTAGTACCGCCCGTGTTCTGTATTTCATCAACTTTAAGGATAGAACTCATACCGCTATCTCCATAGCTGTTATAGAAGCATTAGATCCAGTGCCATCTCCACCATAATTATACCTTAAATCTCCATTTGCTGACGCACCGATTTGGGTTTTATATGTAGTTGCTGAAGTTGTTGCTGGGCTGTCTAATATACTCATGGCAAAATTAACAGGCATCCAATAGTTATTGTTATTGTAAGCAAAGTCACCACAGATTACAGTGCTACCTCTTAGTAACTTATGTCTTACATATTGAGTTGCATAACAAATTCCCAAGTTACTTACAGAAATAAATATTTTACTTGTGTTAAATTTTGGAGTTATAGTCACAGAAAGGCCAGTATCAACTAAAGTATTTGAAGTTACTTGTGTTTCGCTAGTTATAGTTCCTGTGACAACTTGAACCACATGACCTGGAATAGCCACCCCATTACCACTAGTCTTTTCGTTTATGGTGTCTACCTTTAGGATGCTCATTGTACTACCTCTTCAACAATTATTGTGGAATAAAAGTAAGCACCTTGGTTAACTTGAGCCGCTGTACTTGCGGAATACTTAATTAATTGTAGCTTAATAGTTCTTGCGTTGGTGTTACCTGAAGCAACAGTCATACATTTTGATTGCCTAGCGTGTATATTAGAGGCAGTGGTGTTGCCACCGTGACTTTCATAGTAGGTTTCATACCATTGACTTGTATAATCTAAACGAGTTCCATCATGCACTATAGTACACATACCTCCAGCATAATTCTCGCTACTATAAGAGTTCATATGATAATGAGCAGTTATAAATAAACGACTTGTCGCTAATTTAGGTGTAAAACTTAAACTAGAATTACCTACATCAGTCCAAGCACTGTTAGATGAAGCAACTGTGTCACTATTCCAAGTATGATGAACCTTTTGTATTACTTGCCCTGCGCTTGGCACTAATGTCTGACCAGACGGAATAATAACTTTATTAGCATTACCGCCAGAACTAAGACCCTTTAGATTTTCTACATGTAACGTACTCATATGATTGTCAAGTTCCCATTAACTGTAAGCGTTATGCCAGAGGCTATTGTTAAAGCGCCATTTGCACTAGCATTTAAATTTGATGGTATTGTTGTATCTGTAGAAAGCGTTTGCTCATTTGTTTGAAAAATAGCAGTCTTCATTGTGTTTTGCGTTGTGTCGTATATTGGCGCTCTGATACTTGATGCAAATGTGCCGCCTTGCGATAGGCTAGGGGCATCTGCAACGCTAAATGTATTATGACAAGTTATGGTTATTTCGTCATTTAACGCCGCCGCAGTGCCTAGAACAATAGTGGTTCCTGAACTAGCTGTGTAATCCGCTGGCATAAGCAAAATTCCGTTTTGATGGACTTCAACTTGCCCCACATTATAAACCGCATTGAACGTGCTTTGGGATGCAGTTGCCGTATAGGTGTAAACCCTTCTTGTACCTTCAGTAAGTGTCTGTCCTATGTATGCCATGTGTGTCCTAACTTAGTAAGTGCATAGAAAATACATCATAAAATGAACCACCGCCATCGAATATGGCCGTTCCTGTTGAGATGACACCTGTTATTCTCAATTTTACAGCGTCATTTGCTGATAAGCTTAAAATAACTGAAGCGCCTTCCATATGCCATTGACCAGCGCCAGCTTCACGCACCTCAAGACCATGCCTTGCAACACCATTAACCATAAAAGCTATGTCAAAACGACTATCTGAGTACCTATTTAAAAAGAAAGAAGTAAAATATCTTCCTGCCACTGGTGCTGTAAATGTATAATTACTTGAATTATAGTGTCCACCATTATCAAAAAGCTCGTTATCAAACGGACAGTCAGCAGCGCTTGACGTAGTCCAATTATTTGCACTAACAGCAGCCGCAAATGATGGCTGATAAGGCATTGTCACATAACCTGAACCGTCTACAATTAAACGATTTAAATTTTGTGTGCCTAGTTTAATATTCTTATCATTACGTTGTGTAATATAAGTGTCACTTCCATCTTCACCAATTACAGTACCATTGTCTCCTAATGATGATACGTTTGGTGGGGCAATAGATATAAAAGTTTGGCTTCCAGTTGTTGCTTGAAAGTCAGCCACATAACCAAAATTAGCTTGGGTATATCCTTGAGTTATAGAGCTATCACCTACTTGCAACCTTGTTCCAGCAACTAATGTACCTGTCATAGTATCGCCAGCAGTGTTTACAAACCGTGTTTCACCAGTCGCTAAATCTTTAGACTTACCCATTAGGTAATCTCCAAAATGCTCATAATGACATCGCAACTACTAGCTGCGCTGGACGTAACCTTAACGCTATCACCAGTTTCCATAACTACTTTTTGATCACCACCCACAACAACCAGAGAACCGCCACTAGGCACTGTTGCAGTCTTAACCATAAAGTGATCATTAGACCCATCATTTAGCGCAACATCTACTGTTATGGCTGTTGTCGTACTGTTAGAACAAGTAAGGCCAATGATAGTTGTTTGCGTAGAGGCTGCCACCGTGTAACTGCCTACAGTAGCCGCAGATGTGCCTATGTTTCTGCTTAGTTTTCTTTTAAACGTGTTTGCCATTTTCTATCCTAACGCAATCGCCATAGCTACTGGAACAGCCGCACGAGCATCAAAGTCATCTGCCGCCAGTGTAATAAAAACCGTTGATGTACCAGAAAGATTTAAAAGCGAACCAGTTGAACTAGACGTTAAAGTTCTGCTTAGAGTTGTGCCACTATGCGTATATGTGCCAGTGCCTATCTCATAATCGTTTCCGCTCTCGATAACGTAACGCACACTGTCACCATCACTTACACCGCCATTTGCAAAAGTCCTAAAACCAGTAACAGCATTGCCCAACGTAATCGTGCCTGTGCCTGTCGTAGTCGTTGTGACCTTTACTCTGTCTGCTACTTTTACCATCTACTAGCTCGGATCTGGTATGCCTATATCTAATGCAGATATATCGAATAAGTTACCACTGTTGACAGATTGAGAAGCGTTCAAAGCGCCTGTCACTAACAGCCTACTGTTTGAGGTATCTGTGATTGCAAAATGTGTTGCCGTTCCTGTTCCTGTTACAGAAGCATCGCTGATTGCCGCTAAAGTAACCTTACGACCGCCACCAGTTCTGTCGGCTGGTGAGCCTATGCTAATGCTCGTTGTATTGCCTAGCGTATATGTTGATGTAGCCTCTGCATAAGTTGTCGCCTCTTGGCTTGTAATGTCAAACCTGTTGGCCTCTGTGTCGAGTACCGTCAATCCGTTATCAAGCACTCTGTCTGCTATACTTGCCATTAGTAACTCCTTATCTTCATTCTGCGACCAGAGCCGCTAGTTTTTGACCGTTCGCTTTCTAAATTAATATCATTAATTGCCTTTTGATACAACGCCGCCCATGTGTTTGCGCGAGTATCTTCCTGCAAATATGGAGCAGAATGTACTAACGACCCATACAAATAAGCGTCTGGAAAATTAGTTAAAACCCAATTTGTTGTTGTTTGCGCGTTTAGGCTGTCAATATTTTCATAATAAAGCATCTCTAATGTATAAGTTGCATCAGGTGATGGAAAAACTTCAATACTACCGTCAAGAATAGCAAAGTTTATTGGCCTACCGCTTGTATTAAGGTTTTTCGCTCTAAGGTTAGATATTTGAAAAGCGTTAACCATTTCTAAAGTATTCGTATCAGCCGTGTTTAATGACATACGAATAGGCTCTAAAAAATCACTAGGTAAAGCTGTATATTGTGAATCAAGCTGCGCTGTGGCACGCTTTTCCATACGCCAATGCCGAACCTCTCTATTCATACCAGTTTCAGCAAGTTTAATAAAATCAGGTATTACTGACGTTAAATCATCTCTGTTCAAAAAGTCAGCTATACTAGCTTTTAGTTCGTCATAAGTCGATAACGCCATCTAACAATTCCATCTTCTACGAGCAGCTTTGCCACGTTCACCTGTCCAGCCTCTAGACCTAGCGCAAAAAGACTTCTTACGAGCCTTCTCTTTTGCAGTTAAATT